TTTTTATTATTGTATCCTAAAACATAAATATCTACTGTAGATAATACTTGTAAACTTTCATCATCGAATTGTATAGATGTTAGTTGTGATAATTCATCTTTAAAGTTTGTTAACTTTACTGTGGTACTAGCATCACTATCATCAGGTACTGCCGTTGTTATATTTTCAATATTTGTTATAAAATAATTTCCTAATTCTCTAACAGTATCTTGTGCTGCAGAAATAGAAGCTTCATATATGTTCGTCATTCTTCCTCGTGTAGCATAAGCTTTTGCAATATTTCCAAACTTACTTGGAATGTTTAATATTCTTGCCTCATAGTCTTCTTTTGTTACACATCTGTTTTGTGTTGAGAAAAATGCTTTAGCTTTTTCCCTTACCTCTATTGTATCCTCTCCGTCTTTACCACCACGGGCCGGTCTTTCGTTTGTTACACTTGTTAAAGTTGCAGATGTATTTCCATTTTGAGCAGTTATAGATGGTGTAGAAGATATATCACCACTTGAAACATTAGAATTAATACCACCACCTACACGATAAGTAATTGTTAAAGATGTTTGATTTGGCGCCTCACCAAGTGTTGAATACTCGTCACCTAACAATGGGTCTATTGATTGATTTAAGTCATTGGATTGTCCTGGTATAACAATTCCAATTTGTTCTAAATCTATAAATCCCTCATCAATAATCTGTCCACTTTTTAATACACCATTACCAAATATTAATGAGGTTGTATTATCTTCATTAGTTTCACGAGTAAATCTTTTTGTTGTTGTTATGTAAGTTAAAGAAAATGGAACAGCTGCTGATGAGCCAAGTCCACCAGTCTCACTTGCATATGCTGAATCTCTATTTATATCCTCTGTATAATGAGTTTGAATTGGAACTTTATCTTGAGCTAAATAATCAACTTCATACCAATTGTTACCATTTGAATCCACACACGAGATAATGTCAACAACATTAGTATCAGATATAGTTATTTTTCTAAACTTTTCTGGCACTCCAACTTGAAATGAAATTGTTTTCTCAGTCGCACTTACAGCTTTCACAGTCCTTGATAATGTATAAGTTGAAGCTAAACCACTATCAGTAGTTGAACCAATAGTCGTAGTATCAAGTGAACTTGAAATTCTAAAATCAATAGGTTCTAATGTTGTAAAGATAACATCTGAATTTGTATCCGAAGTTATTTCAATACCAGCATCAAATGTACCAGCATTTGAATAATCTACTTTTGATACATCACCGCTAAAAGCATTTACCTCAGAAGTAAATATTAAATCAACATAAGATGGAACAATTGGTTTTACTTTGTAACCAAACATCTTAGCCATAGTGATTATGTTCCTTCTCTCCTCTGCTAATGGTAATAACATCTCACGATATTGTTGGTCGATGTAAAATGATAATACATCACCAACATAAGCGTTCATTTCCATTAACATCATACCCGGTGATGTTTCATTGAAATCACGATATGTATTTGGAAAATAAGATTTTGCATAATTCATTAATGATTGTTTTAATGCTCCAAAATCTTTATTTAGATAATTTACATTTGATTCTTTAAAATTCTCTTTACCATATGTTGGCATTTTTTATCTCCAATTAGTATCCACCACCACTTGTTATATTTGATTCTGTTTCTGATATATCACTACTAAAATCTAAAGTGATAGAATCCAAAGTATTTGGGTCTTGTTTAATGTTAAATAATATTTTTACTTTAATTTCATTAGCTCCAATGTCTGTAGTGTTATCTCTACTTGAAACTTGAATATCTCTTACCTCAACAAAAGGTAACCAAAATTCTATTTTATCCAATATAGTATCTTGAATACCAATTAGGTTATCTTCATTAATATGTTCAAATAAAAGTTTTCTTAATCCCACTCCTAAAGTTGGTTGAAAAAATCTTTCACCTTCTTCGGTTTGTAATAAATTTCTTATATTGTTTTTTACAGCTTCAATGGTTGTTGATGTTGTGGCAAAGAATCCATCTAAATCATCCCCTCTACGAATGGGTAAATCAATACCAACTTTAACATTAGTATCATTGTCTTGAATATAAGGTTTTCTTGATGTATCTCTAATAGCCATTATCTTACACTCTCATTATTTTCAACAATCCATTTAATAGTTGTATTTTCAATTTTACCACCATCATCCTCAACATCTATATCATCAACCGAATCTGGTTCATCTCCTATGTAAACATAACCAACACATTCTAAACCACCATCATCCTTTCCTAAATCTAATCCAGCTAATTTAGCACCACCCTCTAATAATGGTCTAATAGCTTTTTCTATTTCACCCTCCAATTTATCTATTAAACCATCTATAGCTGGAATGGGTGCTCCTATTTTTCTTAATGTTTTTAAAACAGGTGCATATGGGCCTAATAAAGTATCTAATTCAACATTTACTAATTGGTCTGGTGTTTTTATACTTTCTACTACAACAGGCGCTTTAAGTTCAGTGATTGTAAACTCGGATTCTTTCATAAAATTAATTATTGCTTCAGCTTGATAGTGTGCTTGTCTTTCAGCAAAAGAACCATCTGATAAATCAGGAGGTTCTGGTAGTCCAGCATCAGCTGATGCTTGGAGTGTAGCGTCTAATAAATTATCTTTTAATCCCATTATTTATTTTCCATATTTTCTTTTTTGAATTTCTTCAGTTTTTTCTAAGACTTTGCTATAATCTTTGTTGACAAATTGTGCCATTGGGTCACTTGATGGGACAGCTTGTGGTGATTGTTTATTTACCATATCACCATATTGTTTACCCATCAATTCACTCATTCTATCAGTTGTAAACTCACTACCACCTAATGTTTTCCATTCACCATCACTAGCTGTTTCATTCAATACATCATTCAATACTGAATTTTTTGTGAATGATTTTTTTTCAACTATTTTTTTAGGTTGTGGTTGAGATTCAATTGGTTGTTTCAATTCAGTTATTACTTCCTTGATAGCCATAGCAACTTCTTCTCTAACGATTTGTCTAATTACTTGTTTTGTTGTTTTTTTCTTTTTCATAATTACCTCTTTTAGTTTCCTTCGATTTTGTGAAAATTACTTGTGATAGATTCAATTTTATTTGTAATCTCATTAAGTTTTACTCTATCAAGACTTGGATTCATTTCAAAAGATTGAAAACCCATTTGTCCAGTATTAATTTGCGAAGTAGTAAAAAAATCTACCATTTCGGTTAACACTTCTTTTAACATATCACCCAACACCATTGATTGCATTTCAGCCGCACGAGTAGAATTACCAATGTTTATATTTGATGACAAAAGATTTAAACTATCAAACGAACTAATTGATAAATGTCTCCCAGCACCAATATGAATATCTTTATTTGATGATATAAAAATATCATCAAGTTTTGAATTTAAAGTTATTCTATCCGAGTTAAATAATATTTGATTTGTATTATACCCATAAATTATTTCTTCAACATCAGCTCCATTATTTAAGTCAGTGTAAATATTACCTATTGGATAAGTATTACCTTCAATTAAATCAGAAGATAATCTAAAAGGTATTGCATCTCCATTTGAATTTAATGCTGTTTTATCAAAATGTTGTTCTAAAGTTCCATTTGTAGTTATACTAATTAAACTACCATCCACTAACTGTTCAACCTCATTAGAAGAATCTCTCCCATTAGATATAAAAATATAAGGGTTATTACTACGACTTCCAATTCTTAAACTATTTCCATGTCTACCCTCAATCATTGTGTCACCAGTTGTTTCATTTAAAACTGGAGCATCCCCATCAAGACTTTCTTTTCTTTTCTTAGTAAGTCTTAAATAATCATCCACCTTATTAATATTACGACTCTCACCTCTAACTTCTCGTGGTGTAATTTCCCCACTATTTGTTTTAACAACAAGACTATCTCTACCTAAATAATTTTTATCTTCATTCCAAGTTGGACTATTGGTTGGCATATTTAATGGACCCATATAGTAGTTAATTCCACCCAAAGTAGTTAATAAAACAGGATCTCCTTTTGTCGGTACATCATGCATAGTTCTAAGTAAAGGATAATATCTATCTTCACCATCTACATTTTGTTTTGTTTTAAAATTTTTATCAGTTTGATG